AATGGTTTGATCCCATTTTTAATTTAAACAATAATAAATAAATAAATAATGAAATAGTATGAAATATTCGATTAAATGAAACTATACGCATTTATTTAATATTTTTTAAACTTTAATAATTTCTTTTATATTTTTTATAAATATATGTGTTGCTATTTATAAAAAATTGATTTATGATTTGTGCAAAAATAATTGATAAAGCGACTTATTAACAAGACAAGACAAAAATACAATGAGTTATTTGAATCATTCCAATTATTCGGTTATCACGATAGATGGCAATGGAAACGGCACACTCATTGAAAATTTAAATTCGAATCCGTATGATGAAAAATTGATGAATGGTTTAATTTATTTTGGAGTATCATTAATATTTGGATTTCCAATATTAATGTTCCTTTTATGCGTTTATAAAATGAGAGGAGATGCGCCTTGTGATAATCTAAAAGAAGCGTGCTGTTGTGAGTTTTGTTAGGTTGTGGCGAGGTTTAGTCGACCTCTTCAATATTTGGTTCTGATCTCGAATGCGAACTCTCGTCCGGCGGCCCGCCTCCGCCTCCGTACAATTTGGAAACAATTGGCGAAACAATACCCTCCAACTTTTTTTGTTCGGCTTCATACTCTCCTGCATCCGTTTCTGAACCAGACACCGTTTCAAGCCACTCGAGCGCCGATTTACACGCGTCTTCAATTGTCGCGCGTTCCCCGTCTGTCAATTTGTCTTTTAATCCGGGTTCAGATGTTGAATTCTTCACCGAATACACATAGTTTTCAAACCCGTTTCGAGCATCAATTTTTTTCTTGTGTTTGGCATCTTCCTCCTTGTATCGCTCCGCCTCGGAAACCATGCGCTCAATGTCATCCTTTGACAGTCGCCCCTTGTCATTCGTGATTGTGATTTTATTCGACTTTCCGCCGGCTTTATCCATCGCATTCACATTGAGCACGCCATTTGCATCCAAATCAAACGTCACCTCAATTTGCGGAACGCCGCGCGGCGCAGGAGGAATACCGTCTAGCTGAAATTTTCCCAAATTGTTGTTGTCCCTTGTCAGCTGGCGCTCGCCTTCAAAAACTTGAATGAGAACACCTGGCTGGTTATCCGCGTATGTTGAAAATATTTGACTCTTCTTGCACGGAATCGTCGAATTGCGCTCAATGAGTTTGGTCATGACGCCACCCGCAGTTTCAATTCCAAGCGACAGCGGCGCAACATCCAGCAATAAAATATCTTGCGTAACTTTCGACTGACTGCCCGTCAAAATTGCCGCCTGAACAGCCGCACCATACGCAACCGCCTCATCCGGATTAATCGAACGATTCAGCTCTTTGCCGTTGAAATACTCCATAAGCAAACTGCACACCTTCGGAATGCGCGTTGAACCGCCAACTAGCACAATCTCGTTAATGCCGCTTTTCGACATTTTAGAATCTCTTAGCACGCGATCCACCGGGTCAATGGTTGAACGAAACAAGTCGATGCACAGTTCTTCAAATTTTGCGCGCGTAATTTTGGTCATGAAATCCGACCCATCAAATAATGAATCCACCTCAATCGTTGTTTCTGTGGATGCCGACAGAGTGCGCTTGGCACGCTCACACGCGGTTCTCAGCCGCCTAAGTGCCCGGTTATTGCCGGTCGGATCCTTCTTGGTCTTGCGTTTAAACTCTTGCACACACCAGCTCACCAGCCGGTTGTCAAAATCCTCTCCTCCCAAATGCGTGTCTCCCGCCGTGGCTTTAACCTCAAAAATGCCGTCATCAATGGTGAGAAGCGACACATCAAAAGTTCCGCCTCCCAGATCGAAAATTAAAATATTACTTTCGCCTTGTCCCTTTTTGTCGAGACCGTACGCAATGGCAGCAGCAGTCGGCTCGTTAATAATGCGCAGAACGTTGAGACCGGCAATTGCCCCCGCGTCCTTCGTGGCTTGCCGCTGACCGTCGTTAAAATATGCGGGCACTGTAATCACCGCATCTTTCACCACGTCGCCCAGATAGCTCTCCGCGATTTCTTTCATCTTTATTAGCACCATTGCAGAAATTTCTTCTGGGGAAAAGGTCTTTTCCTCGCCTTTAAAATTTACCTGAATGTGCGGCTTTCCGCCGTCTTTTCCAACAACCTTGAAAGACCAGTGTTTCATATCATTTTGAATACTCGAGTCGTCGATTTTCCTGCCAATCAAACGCTTGGCGTCAAATACCGTATTTTCGGGATTCATCGACACCTGATTTTTTGCTGCGTCTCCGATAAGGCGCTCGCTTTCCGTAAATGCTACATAAGACGGCGTTGTTCTATTTCCTTGATCGTTTGCAATAATTTCCACGCGCTCGTTTTGCCATACACCAACACACGAGTATGTTGTTCCCAAATCGATTCCAATCGCTTTTGACATGTTTGTTATGTTTATTATAATTTATCTTGTCGTAATCTAATCTAAAAAAATCTTTTTAAATGATTTCAACAAATAATTTATTATTTTCGATAAATTCAGTTGCTTAACTTCATTATTTCGTCGAATCGTTATAAAATATATTAAAACCATTTAAACCAAATTTTAATATATTATAAAGAATTGAACTTTTAATATATATAAGTCAAGTTATCATCCATGAGAACTAAAAAAATTAAGAATGATGGTTCGAATACAGGAAGTAATGCTGATAATGAAAGTAATACTGATAACCCCAACGGCGTTCATATTGTAGAAAGTGTTATTTTAAATACGGTCATCATCGAGAAGAAAAAAAGGGGTAGAAAAAAACTGATTAAACCGGATATTATGAACGTTGATTCTCAAAAAAACGACAAAGAGGGTGCGAAAAATAATGACGAAAGTATGGAAAGTATGGGTAAAACCGCGGGTAAAAAAGAAAGGAAATCGCATAAAATCAAGATTCCAAAGATTGAAAAAGAGCAAAGCTGTGAAGACAATCAACTGCCATCATCGCCGTCCTTGTCCTCATTAACGTTGACAAATGTGGTTGTTCATAAGAAACGGGGGCGAAAACCGCGAGGCGGCAAAATAATTCATGAAAATCAAATGCAAACAAACAACACTCCGGAAGTTCCAAATATTATATTACATTTAAAGTGCGTATTGTCGGATTTGAAAAAATCAAACGAACTAAATTCAAATAAAATAGAAACGTATGGCGACAATGATAAAAAAGGTGGAATATTGTGTTACAACGATCACGATCAGAATAATATATTTTCTTCAAATATGTCTAGTGTAACAAGTTATGAAAAATGTGATAAAAATAGAAACCACAATAAAGGTATTGTGATGAAAGAAGAAGAAGAACAAACGGAATCGATGATGACGAATGTCTCCGCACCAAATCAAAAATATGATCCGTCGTCATTTTCTTCTTCAAATAATATGCATCATAGTCATACTTCAACCGAAACAAGCGCAAAAACGCAAAGTGCCTTTTCGGATAAAGAGCTTGGCGACTGCGATTTAGAATGTAAAAATGCAACGAATAAAGAAATATGGAAAAAAATTTCACAGCTCAAGTTGAATTTTCATAGAAACGACTCGTTGGGTATACAGCGTTCTGCATGTTTCTGGGACACTTGCGAATTTGATACACCTCCAATTCATATTCCAATGTCGTCAACAAGGGGGTATGGGTGTTTTTGTCACCCTGAATGTGCCGTGGCTTTTTTGATGAGTGAAAATATTGACACGTCTGTTAAATTTGAACGCTATTACCTTTTGAATTCCATTTATGGTCCGATATATAATTACAATAAAAGCATCAAACCGGCGGCGAATCCGCATTATTTGTTGAATAAATTTTACGGAAATTTGACAATCAACGAATATCGAAAATTATTTCAGTGTGAACAAGTTGTTTATATGGCGAATAAGCCGCTTACGAATGTTTTACCAGAGCTGTATGAAGACAATAATGATTTTTTCATCGGGAATAAAATTATTCAAAATAATACGATTGAAATAAAAAAAAAAGTTGTTAAAAATGCAAAATCTTCAATTCTTAATGAAGCATTTGGTATAAAGTAAAAATAAAAATAAATATAAAAAGTGTCATGTATTATTATGTAATAAAAATTCATCTTTTATTACATAATTCATTTCATTCGTTTTTTGAAAATAGTCGAGATCCAATGGACATAATTGAGAAGTTACCAGATGACATTGTTTTGCATATTTACACAAAAAATCTCAAGAGATACCGGTTCTGTAAAGGCGAGCTCATCAAACTGATTGATTTAGACAAGTATTCGTTTTTAGAAAAATATATTTGTCGGGGGATTACCCGTTTTTATCAACTTCCTTCGATATATGCGAATGAAAAAAGATATCGCATAGATTGCCGCATTCCAAATGTAAGTGAAATTTACAATAGAAAAGATTTATATATAGATGATGACATGATTTGCATTGAAGTAACAGAACACGATGATGATAATTCATTGCATTATGAAGTTTTAAGATTTCGGCTTAAGCGGATCGAGAATATAAATAATGAAAAATTACCCTCAATATATCACAAGGGCGGGTTGGCTGATTATGACTGGGACGTGTTTAGTTATTCTTATAAGATATAATAAGATATAATAAGAAAAGAAATATCAGGTAATAAAATTGTTAATCTATTTTCTCTTTTATTATTTTTACATTGTTGTCATCGTTTGATGACTCATTGTTATCATTTTTTAATAACTCGTTTTTCTCATTTTGTTGATTTTGTTGATTTCTTTTTTCCATAGCTTTCTTTACTTCTTCTATTTTTTTCGCTCTCTCTTGTTGCATCATAAAATTTCGTGACCCTGAGTCCATGATGTCTCGTATAACTGAAAAAACTTTTTGATTTTTTGTTTTGTTTGCATTTTCATCTTTTTTGGGCGCAATCCCGAGATACTCGCCAACGACTTTCATTACATCGTTATTACACTTTTCCAACTTTTCTGTTGCTTCGATTTCATCATAGGTTGTTTGTGTCATTATAAATTGAATTTGTTGTTTACGCCGAACTTCCATTTTTTCTTTCAACCACTCGTTTCTTCGTTGCTGTTCTTCTTGTCGTTGTTCTTGTTGTTGTTGATTCATTGATGTCGTCGATGTATATATAGTTTGTATTAAATATTTTTTAAATCATATTAAACAAACATTTATATTAAATATATCATAGTTGTCTCAAATAAAATTAAACAAACCAATGAGTGCCGAAAATACACAAAATAAAATCGTAAACGTTCACGGGGTTCAGTTTGACATTTCTTCTATATTAAATGATGTTACCGCATCGATACAAAATAATATTCAAAAATCGCTTGACGGCGCGTTAAAAGATTACGAATTATACAAGTCGACGCACGATGCCATACTACAAATACCGTTTGTTCGCGAACTCTACATTCAAAATCAAGAGTTGATTTCTCAACTTGACCAACCCATTCAGTTGAAGATTGATGAGATTTTGCCGCCAACATCTCCTCCGGTGATGCATTCATATGTCCAGATGTTTGACTCGAATCACAATGACCCGAATAAAAAAAATAAAAAATTATCTGAAGAAGACGAGTCGACAAGTACAATCCAAAGCGAATGTTCGAGCGAATCAGATTCAGAAGAAGCAGAAGAAGAAGTATCGGAATCGGAATCAGAACAAGAAGAAGTATCGGAATCGGAATCAGAACAAGAAGAACAAGAAGCGGAAGAAGAACAAGAAGAACAAGAAGAACAAGAAGAAGAAGAAGCGGAAGAAGAAGAAGCGGAAGAAGAAGAAGAAGAAGCGGAAGAAGAACAAGAAGAAGCGGAAGAAGAACAAGAAGAAGAAGAAGAAGAAGAACAAGAAGAACAAGAAGAAGAACAAGAAGAACAAGAAGAACAAGAAGAACAAGAAGAAGAAGAAGAAGAAGCGGAACAAGGACAAGAAGAACAAGAAGAAGAAGAACAAGAAGAAGAAGAACAAGCGGAAGAAGAAGAAGAAGAACAAGCGGAAGAAGAAGAAGAGGAACAAGAAGAGGAAGTGTATGAAATCGTGATTAAAAACGTCACTTATTTTACAACAAATGAAAATGATGGAGATATTTATTCATGTGTAGATGGTGATGTTGGCGAAGTTGTAGGAAAATTTAAAAACAAAAAACCGGTGTTTGCGAGACGCAAATAAAACAAAAATAAGATTGAAATATTGAAATAGTATTAAAAAATTTAAACAATTAAATAAATAATAAAAGTTTGTTAATTTTTATTATTTTTATAATTATATATTATATACATTTTTTATTTATTAAATCGTTTATACCATGATTGTTGAATATATTTGTCCGCCAGCAATATTATATTTAGCTTTTTCCATCACCCAGATTATAATTGATATGTTTAGAGGTGATACAACTACCGCATTTTTAAAATTTATTGTAATGATCGTATTTACACTCGCACTAAATTTATTATGCAGCGCAGGTTTGGGTATTATCTCATGGTTCATTGTTTTTATCCCGTTTATTTTAATGACATACATTACTACGGTTTTAGCTTTTGCATTCGGAATACCAAAGAAGGATAATTTACGACCCGAACGTCCCGAACGAAAATCACGCGAAGATCACGAGCGCGAACGAAATCATGACATTGTCGGTGGATGCGCCGGAACACGTTACGGTTGTTGTTATGACGGAACTACTGCCAAAGTAGATGATCGCGGCTCAAACTGTCCACACAGACATCATCATCGACCGAAACCCGACCCGAAACCTCATCCTGAACCCAAACCTCCTCATAAAAAAAAAATTGGCGGTTGTGAGGGAGAACAATATGGATGCTGTGAAGACGGTACAACAACAAGGCCTTGTCCTAAAGGAATGGTTCCAGTGCCTAACAGTAGCACTACAAGCAGTTCTCAACCGGCTCCTGCGTCATCACAATCTAGTTTGATTGGCGCGTGTGCTGGTAGCGAATTCGGTTGTTGTTCAGACGGAAAAACGTATGCCATTGCAAAACCGTGCAAAGGTGAAACTAGTCCGGTAATATAAATAAAATATATATTTATATGTAAAATATATAAATATATTCTAATATATTAATATATAATTTCTTTCATTTGTTATAAATTATAAATTAAAAATTAAAATAAAAATGAATAAAATCATTTCTTGTCAAAATATAAAAAAAATGTATCACAATAATTGCAACGACTTTGTTCTATCAGAAATAGCAGAAATTGAATTAAAATTTATTGCATTATTTATTGGTTTATCAGGAATCGTTTATTTAAAAAATAACAAAGAATTACTTTCTGAACTTTTATTTCAAATTGGATATAAATCATTTTTAGTAGCAACAAAATTATCAAATGCATGCAGAAGAATTAAAAATTTTTTCGTTTTTTCGGATTCCGGTAGCGTTGTTACTAGAAAGAGATGCATTTACGATGAAGTAAAAGTAATTAAAAACGGAGTTCGCCACGCGTCGTTTGAAACGATGGCGACTTTTAAGGAATCGTCTTATTTAGGAAATCCAAATCACTATTATAACCTTAATGAAGACATAGAAGAATGTTCTTCTTCTTTTGATTCTGACATTGTTGATGATGCTCCGTCATCACCTTCACCTTCTCCGTCATCACCTTCTCCGTCATCACCTTCTCCGTCATCACCTTCTCCGTCATCATCTTCTCCGTCATCATCTTCTCCGTCATCACCGTCTCCGTCATCATCTTCTCCGTCATCACCTTCATCAGCGGAAAAAAAACCATCATTGGAAAAATTGCTATCATTGGAACCGTTATTTTTAATGGAAAAAAATGATTCTGAAAAAACACTCGATTTTAAGAATTTCGATTTTATCATGCACACAAATTACAGGTATCCTGAATCACACGAGACATCGAAACAAAATTATACAAAGATTTATAGAACATTTACGGAAAATGATTTTTCTGCAGACAAGACCAAATATGAAACATCGACCGCGGAAATGATTATCTGCACTTTACAAATCGACGATGATGGCGATGGCGACGGCGAGGCAGAGGAGTATGAAATCGATTTGTTACACCCCTATAACTTCAATGTCGTCGGAAATCTCATTTTGGATGAAAAATTTGTGTACTGGTATATACTTAAAAAGTACAATTATGCGATTGAACCTTATGCGAATTACAAAATTACCTGCATTACAAAGGACATTAAGACGTTTCAACTTGATCGATCATGCGGTTTGCGCGTACACTTGAATGAATACGAAGAGGTCCATCAATCAATTTAAATTATTTATATTACAGTAATTACAGTAATTACAGTAATTACCATTAATTATAATATCGACACATTTATAATATTTATATTAATTAATTTAGAAATCAATATAAATATATTGTCTTATTAAGTTATTATGGCATCGTTCGAAGTAATTCAAACAACGTTGACGACAGAGAGAGGAACTAAACGTAAAACAAATATAAGAAATACCACTACTACCGCCGCCAATAATAAAAATATGACTACTGTCAAGTCAAACCATTCTGAAAATAATAATACAAATATTTTCAAAAAAGGTTCGGATTCGGAATCAAAAGATGTTGTTTCAACAAATTCAATCTTACACGACCTGTCGGATGGATGGATTCTTTGGGCGCATTTGCCTCACGATACCGATTGGAGTTTAAAAAGCTATATGAAGATTTATGAATTTAATACTGTAGAACAGGCCATCACAATCACGGAAACGTTGCCGCCCGTTTTGGTTACCAATTGTATGTTGTTTTTGATGCGAAAGGGAATCAATCCAATTTGGGAAGATGAACGAAACAGAAACGGCGGTTGTTTTTCATACAAGATTCCAAATAAGGATGTGCCTGATGCGTGGAAACAGCTATCGTATTCGCTTGTTGGAGAGACCATGTCCGATAATAAAAAGTTGTTGCCGCACATCAACGGAATTACGATCTCTCCAAAAAAGAATTTCTGTATTATCAAAGTGTGGCTCGCAAATTGCTCGTTTCAAGACGCGGCAGTTATTCGCGAAGTCCACGGAATCACTTCCCACGGTTGTTTGTTCAAACGACATGTGCCGGAGTATTAATAATGCTGTATATATTTACCTGTGAAATTTATGGTTAGATTCAAATTCAATTTATATTTACGAAAATATAAATTGAAAAGTTTTGAATTACTTTTTAAGTATTCAGTGTTTCAGCAACAGCAGCAATAAATCGATTCAAAGATGGAATTTATGACGGACAATAAAACCAAGTCCAAGTCCAAATCGGGAGTAGGTAAGTCGGGAAGAAAGAGAATGAGCAAAAAGGAAGCATCTAAGTGGTTCCAGACATTAACGCGTCTCGAGCGTTCATTATTGAAACAAGAAAAAAACTCGTCGTCGTCGTCGTCGTCTTCATCAGACGAGGAGAAAAAAAACAAAAAAGAAATGCATGAGCGCGAGCGCGAGCTGCTACTCAAACGACGTTCCGAACATGAAGCACGCATGAAAGCCCAGTTGCAATCCAAGGCGGAAATCACAAAACAAATACGAAAATGTAAAGACATGCGCAGTCAACTGATTCCACATCAGATGAGGTTGGAACAGATGAAGTTGCATGAATCTCACGCTTATCATGATTACACCAAGTCCGCCCATTTCATGTTCAAACTTGGCATCTTGGAATGCGGTATTTCAAATGAACTGCGGTTGATACAAAATGAAGAAAAAGTCCTTTTCGACATGCAACACAAACACCATTGCACCAAAAAATTAATCAAAGATATTATCGCAAAAAGAACCACGCACTACACAAAAGTTCAAGCAAAAAACTATGTGGACGACGTACTAGGGGTTTGAAAGCGCACTTGTTGTTGTGGCGGTTGTTGTGGCGGTTGTTGCGGCACTATTGGCGTTGTGGATTACTGTAATGAAATGGTAGTCGCCAATTTGTTTTTTTTCTCGAATGTATCTGCTCATTTTTGCAGCACATACATTCTCCGAAATCGCCGCGTCTGCGATACTGTCCCACGTTCCAATAAGCGCGTTCGTCTTGATTTCGCGTTTTTCTACGACTTTTCCAGTTGTATTTTTATTCGATTTTTGGACTTGTTCCGTCTGTTTAATATAATCTTCCATAAGCGATAACCCGTAATACCCTTCGTTGACTCCATGTTCTGTCCACACGGTTGCTTTAAGCGCATAAGGACACGCATTCAAATATCCTTTGAGTTCCTTCAATTCGACTTCATCAGGCGCGCATTCGCGATGGACGGACTGTTTCCATTTTTTATATTCTCTCAACAAGACAGAATTCAAAATTTTGCCAGTATCTGAAAACTTGCACATTTGGAATAGAAATGTTTCGACCGGTTGTGCGTCGGAACATGAGAATTTCTTTTTATACTCTGTTTCTCTCAATTTAATGCCAACATAACAATGCGCATTTTGTTTATTAATTGGCATACGCTTCGGCTGAAATCGTGTGTCCATATAACTTTTGAATGCGTGGAATATTTCTTTTTTGGGTTTTGTTTGTTTCCACAAGCGAAATCGACCTTCCAACTGAACCGATGATTCATACACGTCCGAACGAACAATGCATTCGGCGGAAACGAACTCGTTAAACATTGCCGTGAATTCGGCGCTTGTAGCCGCTGCATCATTCATCGCTTCCTCGTTTATTTCGGGTTCCGGGAAAACCGTGTTGTCATTCTCTTCTTTACGGAATGACTCAATCACCGCTTTTTGTTTTTTCACTGTTTCTTTAAGGTTATCGATTTCAATTTTAGCTTTATTATAATCTTCTGTAATCGATTCAACCCTCGTTGACAAAATATCATTTTGGCTTCGCAACATTTGAATCTCATTCTCCATTTTTAGAAAATTCTCCATGCACAATTTTCTCGAATCGATAATGTCTTGAATGTATTTTTTTAATTTTTCAATCGTCATATTTACTTCATCATATGCAAGGATTTCGGTTTTGCATTTATCATTCACTTTAATCATACGCAAATGTTTTTGAATTTTTGGGTGCTTCTTCATGAGATTCTCAATCTCGGTCTTGTTCTGCACGCGGTATGCAGACACTAATATAAAATTCATATACTTTTTGCGGTGGTCCAGCACTCGAAGCGATAAGTCGTTTGAAATGCCAAATTTTATCAGTTTTTCTCCTTTTTCATTCGTGTTGTCAATTGTTCCGAAATAAACGCATTCGGTATTCTGCGGAAATTGTGCAATAATTACTTTTTCAACCGCGCGGGTTTTTTCTTTTTCTTTGGTGGTTTCAATTGATAATAATTGTTTTTGCAAATCTTCACTTTCTTCCATTAAAACTTCATGAAATACTTCCTCCATCTTTATGAAATAATCGTGAATTTCGTCCGCTTTCTTTGTTCCTGCCTTCAAACAGAATTTTTTAAAGGTTTCAATGTTCAACATGATTGTTTCCTTGTTGTGACCACCTCGATTGTTTTTTTTTACTTCTACAACTTCAACGCCCATTGTATTTGTCGACTTTGTTTGCTCCACAGAGCTGTGGAGCAAACGTTTATAATCTTTATCGATAATAAAATTTTTTTCCACGACTCTTTTTGCTGCATCTTTTTGACTAAATCCCAGCCATTTCCACACATTATCAAGGTCAATGACAAAGTCGGTCTTTGGATTGTATTTGAAATAACAGTAAAAGCTTGAAATAAATAACTGCTGTTCATAACTTGTAAATTTTGTTTTTATTTTTTCAACTAGTTTTGACTGGCTATTTGCATGCAACATTGTAACAGGGTTGCTTTCTATCAACCCGACAATGTCAATACTCTCTTTCTTCTCGGTTACTTGCATTTTATACGTCTATTCTGTTGTTGTCTTTATATTGTTTTGCTTTTTGTTTTTATTTTTTCAATTTTATTTTTATTTATGTTGCTTTTGATTTTAAAAAGCAAAAGCAACATAAATATTATGCTACCATTTATTTTTTCTCACATTGATTTTAGGTCCTGAACCCTTTTTGTTAATGTTTTTCGGGTCATATGACTCCTCTTCGTCATCAGAATTTAAATCCTTGCTCATCTCCCAGAATTCTTTACTACCAAGTTTAAACGGCCCGTGCTGTTGTGCCTTGTACCAGAAAATTTGGTCCTGTAGCTTATTCGACTTGGCGTTGTTGTTTATCACCAAACACTCGAAATTTTCAGTGCATTGATCCATCACCTGACAAAATGACTCAAAAGTCGGAAACATTCCCGCGTAATTTTCATAGATTCGTTTTCGATTGCCAATATACGGCTCTCGCAGGATAAATACGTAGTCAATATTGGTTCTCAAATTTGGAGGGATACCTAAAGGATATTGCATTGTGATGACCAGCATAATCTTCCAATGACGGCCGTTCATAAAGAGGAGGCGCATCATAGTGTCGCGGGTCCATTTATTATCGAACAAGCAATCGTCCAGGACCACAAAGGTTCGGGGGTCTATGGTGCTCCGTTTGTATGATTCCATTTCCTTCTTGACTTGTTTCAGGACGGCTTTTTGTCGTTTCAGGATATTTTCAATGATGGCGGTATTGTATGCGTCATGGATGAAGAGTTTTGGCACGTGTTCTCCGAAGAATCCGTTTCCTGCTTCTGTGCCTGAAATGACGGTTCCGATGGGGATGTCTTGGTGGTAATACATGAGGTCTTTTACAAGGAAACTTTTACCGGTATCACGCCGACCGATGAGGACGATGACGGGGCCTTTATTTTCATCGGGTCTAAAGCTGATGGATCGCATATCGAATTTCCCTAATTCTAAATTCATTTGGATTTATATTTTTCGAGAGAAGAGAGAATAATAGTTAATGCGGATATGAATAAATATAAAATATGAATATGATTTAATTAAATAATATAATCAAATAATATATTTGGTTAATTTAAACTCATTTTTAATACAATAAATACAATATAATATAAATAAATAAGATAAAATAAGACAAAACGATGTCGAAAAAATCTGTAAAAATGTATAAACACAATAAAAATAGTAAAACAAGGAAATTCTTGTATCATCCGGATGATCCTAAAAAATCATTTGATGTGTATATTGATAAAAATCCGAGGGATACGATACACATAAAATATAAAACGGTGGATGATGTAAAGACGACAATTCGCAAATTGGAGCGACTTTACAAGGATAAAAAATATACACACAAGCGCATATGGCAGGTGGGAATGATTATGAAGGTCCGATTAGAAGTGTTGCAGGATAAAAAGTCGAAGGAGTATCATTTAGCTAAAAAGTATTTCGAATTTCTTGGCACTAGAACAAATATGGATGTCGTGGATCGATACAAGGCAACATTTAAAGTATAATATAATGTAAGCGCAACTACGAAAAATATTCTTGTGAAAAATAAGTTTAAATACTTGTATTTTTCTATATATAGACAGTATTAATTTAAGTTTGTAATTTATTTTTAATTCAACATTTTATCTCAATCTCTCTAGAATATGTCCAGTGTAAAAAATGCATTTGAGCTGTATTATCAAAAGCCAAGAAACGAAAATCTTCTTAAAAATTTAGAAGAAACGCGCATGGGACTTTCTCATTGTCAGAATTTTATTCCCTTGTATTCCACTTTTTTTTCTTTGAACGACACAAACTATAATTCCATTAATTTGAATCAATCATTCAGTGTACAGTCGATTGTTTACTCTGAAACTGTTAATGGATCCGCCGAAGAAGAAGAACAAGATGGTCGACACTTTAAAAATATTGCAAGTGCAAATGTAAAAAAACAGGATGATACTGTCGTTAATGTTCCTGTTTTTTTCAAATTCTCTCCGCTTTTAGATCCTATAAAATATTTAGCAGGCAGTTATGATACACGAAATGAAGCGCTGCTCCATCTTCCAGAATTGCATTCTTTGCCAATTCTTAATTCCAGTATTAATAAAAGTTCCGATAACGATAAAGAAAACGAAAACCATTATTGTCATTCAAAGGTTTTAGACACGAATAACTCCGCATATGTGGACGGATTTTTTTCTTATTTATCTAGTCAGTTGCTGCATACTCATGATTTTATACACGGCATTGATTTTTATGGCTCTTATTTGGCGATTCAAAAAGATTTCATAGTGAATATATTTGACGATCAAGAGTATTTGATGAAGAATGAGTTTTTCAAGGACAAAAATGGACTACTCTTCTATTATGACGAGTCAGAATGCGAAAAGTTTTTAGAATGGAATCAAGAGATAAGAGACAAAAATAGAAAACAGACAGCGTCTAAAAATTCTAAAATAAAAATATTGAATTCGGTCGAGATTGTAGCCGAAGAGTTGCAACAAGGAGAAGAACAAGACCAAGATAAAAACAACGGACTAGAAGAACTTGCGCTCGTTGATGTGTCTAATTCCGATATTTTTAATATTGATGATCATAAAGAAGAAGTAAAAAAGGAACAACAGGAACAACAGGAACAAAACAGCGGAAATGGACATTGTGCAATAAAGATTGAATGTTGTGATGCAGATGATGCATCATCGTCGTCGTCATCTTCGTGTTCTTCGCGCTCGTCACACACAACCAATGAATCGCTTTATAATATGAGCGACGACGGTAGTCAAGATGGCGATGGTAGCGATCATAGTGACTATAATAGCGAAGAGGAAGAAGGCGAAGAAGAAGAAGAAATACTGAATGCCACCATTTATAATTTTCCAGTGGAAGTGATTGCACTTGAACGATGCAAGCAAACACTTGACGACTTGATGGTGGAAGATGCGCTCTCTGATGAAGAATGGGAGGCCGCGCTCATGCAGATTGTAATGACGCTGGCAACTTATCAGAAAGCGTTTGCATTTACGCACAATGATTTGCATACTAATAATGTAATGTTCAACGAAACCGATAAAAAATTCATCTATTATTCATTCAATAAAAAGTTCTACAAGGTTCCGACGTTTGGTAGAGTATTTAAAATTATCGATTTTGGTCGCGCCATTTACAAGTTCAATTCAAAGCTAATATGCAGCGATAGCTTTCACAAGAGCGGAGATGCCGCGACTCAATACAATTGTGAACCGTATTATAACGAGAAAAAACCAATTGTCGAACCAAATTATAGTTTTGATTTATGCAGATTGGGGTGTTCTCTTTTTGATTTTTTCATTGATGACGTTGATGACGTTGAGACCGAGTGCAAAAAGAGTCGACTGACTGCACTCGTTGTTGACTGGGTTACGGATGACAACGGTCGCAATATATTGTACAAACAAAGCGGTATTGACCGGTATCCAGATTTTAAATTGTATAAAATGATTGCAAGAACGGTTCACAATAAAGTCCCGTCTCAGCAACTTTTGAAACATGCCGTTTTTACACAGTATGAAATAGCACAAAAAAGCGTGAAAAAATCGATGACTGTTTTAGACATTGATGCCATTCCAAGTTATATTTCGTCGAGTCAGTAGACATAGATGACGACGACGCATGTTTTGATACACCAACAAGAAAAGTAAGTTTTAATATAAAAAATATTTATACAATATTTTTATATTATTGTGTTAATATAAAAATATCTTATAATGAATAAAACTAAAAAGGTGAAGACATCAATTTCATTATTTGGTATAAACGATTGTCATACGCCCAAAAAAAATACAAAAAAGGGTTATGAATATAGAACTCGCAAGACATACAAACGTCCAAAAACTTTGAAAAACTATTCAAAAAAAGTTTTTAGAAATATTATTCTATTTCCGCATGATTTAGGACAAACAAAACATGGAGTTGAAAAGGCGCCAAATTTTTTAAAGAAATATATAAATAAAAAACATCATAGAATATACAATGTCGAAGATAAAAATGATTTTTTTACAAACATACACAATTTATATAAAATGAATAAAAAAATAGGAGGACCCAAAGTAAACATTGGCGGGGACCATTCCATGTCGATTGCCACAATTGCTGATACTATGAATCGTTATCCAAATGCAAAAGTTATTTATTTTGATGCGCACGCCGATATTAATACATATGCAAGCTCAAACTCAAAGCATTATCACGGCATGCCATTAAGTTTTGTTACAGGAATTGATCGCGATAGTAAATTCACCTTTATAAAAAATAAATTAAAACTAGAAAATTTATTATATATTGGAGGCAGGTGTTGGGACACATTTGAACGTGACTTGATATACAAGCATAATATTAAACACATTGATCCGCACGAACTTAACACCGATTTTGAAAATGCTACGAATAAAATTCTAACTTTCGCTGGTAATTCCCCCATTCATGTATCATTTGACGTCGATTCTATGGATAAAAGCTTAGTTCCGTCAACCGGTACCGCTGTTAAAGGAGGAATTAAGATGAATATTGGTAAAGATATTTTACAACAAATTAAAAATAATACGAATGTTGTAAATGTTGATATAACGGAATTAAATATGGATTTGGGCACACAAAAAGAATCTCAAAGATCATTAAAAAATACAGATGAATTATTCAAATCATTTTTAATATAAGTTATTTCAATGCAAATAATTTCAATACAAATAATTTTATTTATATTGAAATTATAAAAATTTTAAAATTATAAAATATAAATAAAATATAATAGATAGATAGTAGTAGTCAAAATTAATTAAATGGTTTCAAATCCGGTTATAAATACTCCGAAACAGAATGCTCCCTTAAACTTTAGGACATCTAATTCGCTTACCACGACAAAAGTGCCTCACTATGCTACCAAGGTTGACACGGCAAACAGTTCAGTTCCTGGGCTTCATCGCCCAAATACAAACGGCATTCCCTCAAATATAAACCAAGACGACTTTAAAGGTCCGGAATTTAAAGCGCGCCCTATAAAACACTGGAGACGCCAGCACATTCCCACCACGGTTGCCAACGCTTCCAACACGTTAGAAGCAGCTTCAAACTCATCATCCGGTCGGCGAACTGCGACGGTTGGACTTCTCATAGACCGTCCGGGCGCAGTTTCATATCTGGGTTATAATTCGGACTGCAAGTGCGTCGAACCTGGCGGGAATTCGTACACGGTTAGCGAGCAATTCGGTGACAATAAAAAAGCATCGGGCACTCTTGTCGAAAATAATGGAACCGTCAGTATTGGAGGCGGTTATGAAATCAATACCGGCATTTATGCCACCAAGCGCATTTGCTGCAACCCGCAAAACAATGTGATTCGAAGCGCGTCAACGCTGTTAAGTCGAGCGTATTATTCCGACACGACGGGGTATCTAAAATCCCGTTGTAAAACGTACCAACAAAATGCATCCATTAATCGCGCGGCAAATATCCAGTATACTGGCACCGATTCTGAACTTTTATGGCCAACCAGCAGCGCAACCGGTCCTCAAGTGTACCGAACAAGCGACACGTATCAACCGCGCGTAAATCCGTATGCGTGTAATAATACCGGCGGTGCATCAACTGTTATTTTTAAACCGAACAATCGCCAGTACTCTATTCAAGGTGCGGTGGATAGCAGCACGCGAATCGAGAAGTTAAAACTGAATGCCATAACTACAAATGCCAATTCTTTAAGAACTGCGTTTGGAAATGAGGCAGCAAGCGCGTGCAGGTTTACGGGAAGCAGCGATACACCTTTTTTCCTGAAAAACAAATACCAGCCGCCAATTTGCAGCCAGACCAATACGGTCAGTAATTATCGGCAGAATAAACGCATATGCACTATAACGCATTCCTAAACTTGAGGCGGAATGACGCTAACATTGTTATCTAAATACGGGCATTTCACGATATCGGGTTTAAAACTAAAACAATTGTCGGCCATATCCTTGTATTGAAACATGTCTTGATTATCAACTGTGGGATACACGACAACCGAGCGCTGAGACGGAGAAGATAAATGAATAAACAACATGCCTACAAGAAAACTTAGGATGAATACTTTTATAGAGAGATATTTCATAATGTTATTTGTTTAATATTATTGTATCTACTGATTTTATTAATATTTTAATGTTATGAATTGGTATTTCACTTAATATATACAATAGATAAAAAATATTTTTATAGATGATTAAAGCAAAAATAAAAATAACGTGTAATAATAAGAGGACTCAATAAAATCAAATCATGATCAACATACAAGAATGGATGCACAAATCGAACAGCAAATACATTATATCGATTATTCTCGGACTTGGACTAGCCGCATTGTTTAGAAAGGCGTGCAAAGACGGAAACTGTCTTCACTTTGAATCGCCGCCAATTAAAGATGTGACAAATGGGCAAATTTACAAATATGGAAACGAATGTTACAAGTATAACATTTCGACCCAAAAGTGCGACCAAAATAAAAAAACGGTGGAATTAAGTAATGGATTGCGTAATATGGTATAGTATAATTTTATTCCATATATTTAGAAGAAAATTATACATTTATAAAAAAGATTTTTAAAGAAAGATTTAAGGAATTATGACCGACACAACAAGTATTGACGATTTGCCCGGAGTTCCGGCTAGTGCAACACAGGGTTCCGGACTTGTTCAGAAACCAGAAATTCCAATTCAAACGTACAATCCAAATGTTTCAGGAGGACAAATGTCTTTACAACAACAACAACAACAAGGCCCTATTCAAACAACCGTCGCATCAAATATGAATGTCAACGAGTTTGTGTCGGGATTGCAGCGCGCTACGTCGTCCGGGTTGACAGCTTTGCCCATTCGCGACGTACCCAGAAATACCGAATCCGTCGTTTCAGATGAACAAACCGTTCCAAATTACATTCCAAGAGACCCGGTGGACTACATTCGCGATCACCATGAAAACACTCGTTCTTTTATGGACCATCGCGCTAAAACGGCAAACCAGTCAGAATCACTCGACGTCATTTATGACACGCTGCAAGTGCCAATTCTTCTGGCGATTCTTTATTTCACATTCCAGCTGCCGGTGATGCGTAAATACTTGCTTTTATATTTGCCCAGCATTTTTAACAAGGATGGCAATCACAATCTCTCTGGACTGCTTTTTATAAGCGTTTTATTTTCGTGCACGTATTATGGTATCAACTTTGTTCTAAATCAGTTTGTTTTGGACGCGGAATAGACGGCCGGGCCGGCCAACATAATTGCATTATCCATTTTCCTAAAACATCTTATTTTGATTTGATTGTGTTCTTTTGTATTTATTTTTTCTTGAATGTTTTATTACTTTTCGTTTTACCAGCTTATTCTTTTTTTTTGTATTATGGTTTCGCCGCAATCGTCTTGTGAAACGTTTTTTACGTTTTTTACCGCCTTGATTTTCCCAATCATCCGAAGTAAATGGTAATGATGGTAATGTCAATCTTGGTGATCCTGTTGCTGATCCTGGTGCTGATCCTGGCGCTGATCCTGGTGCCGATCCTGGAGTCCAGTTCAAATCATAAGAAAATGCTCCTTCTCCAAATTCGTCGTCAAAAGGGTCAAAAAATGCTGCTTCCAATCCTGGTGCCAATGCTGCTTCCAATCCTGGTGCCAATGCTGCTTCCAATCCTGGTGCCAATGCTGCTTCCGATTCTGGTGGAGTCCACACAAAATCATGGTCAAATGCTCCTGATGCTGGTGCTGATCCTTGTGCCGATGCAAAAGCGATTTGTGGCTGATTATTTTTACACTTTTTACATTTTCTCGCCTGATTCTCATGAATACAGAAAAATTTACCTATACCATGTCCATATATTTTGCAACAGCTCGAGTTTGCGTATCGTTCCTTTTTGAATGTCACTGTGACACTGTGACTGGTGTCGCAGTAGTAAATCGGTAGTAGTAGAGTATAGCAGGCTTGTGCAGCAGTGACAACTGCGGTTGAGTTAATTTCTCATAAATTATCTGCACTCTCAGTTCGCTCGCTTGGCCGAGCAGTATGTGCCCCTCGGACCCAGCATTAGGACGAGGGCGCCGGAGGCGTCCGAGGGTGTGAGACAACAGGTTTAGGGTTTACGATCACGAGGGCGCCGCAGGTGCCCGAGGGTTGAGTTGACGCCCGACAGGGCAAATGTATTTTTCCCTTTCAAATAACCTTTTTTTTTTGTTCACACCTAAAAACGACTAAGTGCTGCCTCAATTTGTGAGGGGTTTGCTTTTACAGTCCTGTGAATTCAAAAAAGGAACGATACGCTAAGTACATCACATTGGCCGTTCTGTCTACCGTGTTCGCATACTCCACCTCCGCCACATTTAGCACACCTACTTTTTCTTATTCCATGCAAACACATAGGATTACGTGACACTGAACCTTTACCCAAATGTGCATCTAACCTAAAAAATTCTTTGGACTGATCCCGATCCTTATCCTGCATTATCAAAAAATGAAATATTAGTATAAATATTATATATATATAATATTTATACTAATATTATATATAAAATTTTAGTGTTAAATTTATATAATCTAAACTTATAAAAGAATTTTTTTGACTTAACAACATTTATAAAAAATAAAATAAAAATTAAATTACAATATAAAATTACATTATAAATTTATGTTACTTTATCCATCGCCTGTTTATTTCAATTTTCTTTTCTTCGTTGATCCGAATTTGCCTTTTTTGGTAAAGTAACCGTATTTTTCAAGCCGCATTTCTTTTTTTGCCGTAATGTGTTTTTTTTTGCTGACAATGTATCCCTCTTTACTGTAAACCAGTTGATTTTTTGTAAGTTCGCCAGTTGTCATGTATGCAGTTCCATTCATGACTTGTGTTCTAGATCCGCGAATTTTTTGATACGTGTTTCCTTTAATATTGTATAAACCGGTTTTTTCATCTCTCGTGTATCCCATTTTATATTTTAATATTTATAAAAATGTCAGTATATACATAATACCACATAAAATATATTTTAATATTTTAATTTAAATAATATTTAATAAAAAATTATTTAAATTTGAATCCCGATTCTTCTTAATTATTATGTGTCATTTACGAAAAATTAATGTTTTTTGTGTGACTTGCCGCGGTGAGATTTCTTGCTACGCGTCTTTTTGGCTTTGTCGCCAATAAAAACGGAACCGAATTTACCTTTACCAATTGGAATCCAACCGGCTTTCTTGAGACGATTTTCACGTTTGGCGGTGGCGTGTTTGCGCCTGGAAACGATTCTGCCGTATTTGTTGTACATGAGATGTTTCTTGGTCAAACCGCCTACAGTTTTGTATGCGGTGCCGTGCATAACCTGAGACCTAGCCCCTCGAATCACAGAATATGTGTGTCCGGCAAGGTGGTACATTCCGTCAGCCCCTTTCTTTACCATTTTTAATAGCTATAAAACTTCTAAATATCTGTTTATAAAGTATCATAAGAAAATAATATTTTACGTGAATTAATTTTTATATTAAATTACGTAAAATATATTAAACACATTTTAATATAAAACATTAGATTGAATTACATTTTGTTATATTATTATTATTATAAAAATTAAAATGGTGCAACTAATTCCAACAAACGATAATCCAACCGGGAATGAAATCGACGCGTACATTTGCGAAATGCTAAATGCGAATAATTATGGTGGTTTGAATGATGTGGTTCGAGAGATTCATAGTAAAAGCGGCGTTGGTGCACTTTTGCATCCGTCCGAGGAGTATTTCGTAAGTAGGTTCAATCAACAGCGCGAAAAACATGTCGCTTGAGGACCTCCGACTGCCGGACCGACGCTACAATTTTGATAAGGCATGTAACGATTCGTAGAGGAGTATCCGGGTCCTGAACCACCTGGACAACCCGCCCATTTTCCAAAAGCATTCAGCTTTTGATTCGCAAACTGCATTCGCCCCCCGCCCTGAAAACGAGACGTGTTGATAATAATTGTATTTCTTACATATCTCGGCACCAAACTCGTGTTGGCGTCATCAATATTGTATTGAAAAATGGGAAGAGGACACTTTCCTCGGCATAAACTGCGTCCTTTAATGTAAACCATTTTATCTTTGTTATATATACTAAATATAAAAAATATTATCTAATGAATATCAATTTTGTTCGTATAATTTTTTGGCATATAAATCATAACCGTGATTCAGTGTCTTGAAAGTTCTATCCATAAATGTTGTCCACAAACCATAATTACAATTTGTTAATTCATGGTGCATATCATGGTGGGGTGTATGATTATATACATAAATATCTTTTTCATTTACTTTGTTATAGAAACGACCAACATACCAATATCTACCGTGCAATGAATTTCCAGAGTGAGCTTCTATTGATATTAAGGTAGTAAAAAATAAAAAAAACATATATGAATAATAATTTATACCTATCAAGTTTGGTAATAGAATGTATGGCATGGTCCATACAACAATATGATCAACGGGGTGTTCATAATATGCGACATAAATATTGGGATTTTTTATTTCATGATGAACTTTGTGAAAATATTTGTAGACGTATTTAGTATGCATGAAACGATGTATAACATAGAAATATACATCTTGTAACATGAAATACAAAATCGGTGAAAAAATTACATTAAATAGCGTTATATCAGGATCATATACTACGAAATAATCCATTAATGTGTTTTGTATGAAGACGTTTAATACGTTTATTCCAACATGGTATACGGTTGTTGTATCTGGTTTATCTTGCAATTTAGACGGGTGTAATATAAATTGACTTATAAATGTCAAACATAAACAAAATAAATAAACAGGTAAAAACATTAGAAATGGTTATTTATGTATGCGTGTGTAAATTATATTATTTGTAGTGTACTGTTTATGCATTAAAAATATATTATTATATATATAATATATTATTATATATAATGAACACAATCCAGATTTTTCATATAAAAATTCAAACATTTTCGAGTAATGTTTTTTTTCCGTGACAGTTTCTACATAGTGCTACTAAGTTGCTTATTTCATTGCTTCCTCCTTTAAATAGCGGAATGTGATGATCGATTTCGTAAGTATAATCGAGTGTTTGATTGCACGACCCGCCGCATTTCCATTGTTGGTTACTTGCCACCATTTTTTTCGTCAGCGATGAAACATTTCGTTTGTGTATTTTACTTTTTTTTTCATTTTTTAAAATATCATATTCTTCTTCTGTTATAATGACATATGGCGATAAGTCGACTTTGTTATTTTTATTTTCTAAATCCGATTTTTCATTACCGATTGTTTTACCACCGCCATTGTATAAATAATACACTCCGTTATATGATTGATATACGACCCACGACCCTATTTTAAATACACATTTACAAAAAATACTTGATACTGCATCTAATAAAAATAAAAAAACCATTTTTATAAACAAAATATAAATATATTCTTATTATTATTATATTTATATTTTATTTTTTTATTATGAATTTCAACTCTATATGTGCCAACAAGTTATTATAATAAAAATTGAAATCTATAATCTTGAATGTTATATACAGCAAAAACAAATCACCAATTTTATAACGCTTGAATTATGTCAGGACAACACGAAAATGAAAAAGTGAAAATGGAAATCAACGGTCAACCATATTATGTCAAATCAAAAGGAAATGTTCCCTATCTTTACGACATTGATACACATGATGAAGTTGGATACTGGTCATCAAAAAAAGGTGGATATGTAATGTTTTCACTTTACAATAGATTGATGAAGGAGAAATATGACAACCAAGGTGAGAGAATGGCGAAATGTTCAAGTGAATCCGAAACCATGGGATCAGGATTTGATTCAGAATCGCAAGAATCAGAAGAAGAAGAAACGGAATCAGAAGAAGAAGAAACGGAATCAGAAGAAGAAGAAACGGAATCAGAAGAAGAAGAAACGGAATCAGAAGAGGAAGAAACGGAATCAGAAGAAGAAGAAACGGAATCAGAAGAAGAAGAAACGGAATCAGAAGAAGAAGAAACGGAATCAGAAGAAGAGTCGTTGGTCGAAACAAAAAATCAAACGAATACACATTCGTTAATGTTTCTATTTATTATACTATTCGTATACTTGATTCTTCAAAGGGAAATTCAATCCATCCATTTTGACTTTATCTTCATGATACTTATAAACTTATTGAATACGTTGAAAACTTTTGAAATGTAGAATGACGAGTAAGAAACAATCAGTAGAATAATATTTGGATTTGTGGATTTGACTGGTGAATATCACTTTTTTTCATTTTTTAATTCAGCATTCTCTCGAAGTGCTTTGCCGTAAAGTTCTTTTAATTTCCCAAGTTGTTCTTTTAGTTTATAATTGTCATCTTGTAAATCAAAAATCATTTTTTGTTGAAACTCTATCCTTTGAAAAATTTCAGGATTTGTTTTTGCAATTTCATCGTACTGTTTTTTCTTTTCGTCTTGTTTTTCCATCGCATTTCGTTTCATTTCTTCTTTTTTTTTTATTAAACTTTTAGTTTCCTTCATAACATCCGGTTTCATTTCGGGTTCGCCAGGACAATATGCGGCAAGCGTTGCATCAATGTTCATAAAAAAATCAACGACGCTCGCATCTTTAATGAAATCTTGAACCGTCTTTTCAGAGAGACGCATAACATTACTAAACGGGTCCTGCAACAATGTTCGCTTGTCAAATGTATTATGACGATGAGAAAATACCAAAATTGTCTTCATCGAATCCAATTGAACAAACGGAACAGTATATCCCTTTAAAAATTCCCGCTCTTCTGCTAGACATGCATCGTTATTGTATTGGTGGTCTTTTAACAGCTCTTTTCGAAATGCAAATGTGCCTGCTGTGGCATGATTTGGTCCATAGGGTCCAAATTGCACCATTTGATTTGAATCTTTGAAATAAATATACATTTCGCTGCTACCGGCACATAATGCGGACGGATTATTGGTCAATACTTCAACTGCATGCGACACCCGTTCGGGTGGATAATAATCGTCATCATCCATATACACAATGATGGAACCGCGCGTTTTTTTATGCATTACGTTTCGTTTTCGTCCGAGAGACATTTTTTTATCAAATTTGAAATACGAAACGAGTGGATGCTGAGAAACCATGTCTTCGATTGCGTCGGTTCCGTCGTCAATAATAATCCATTCCATTCTCTCTTTGGGATACGTTTGATTGTCAACACATTTTATCAAATTACGAATGAACGGTCTTCGATTAAATGTCGGTGTGCATATACTAACAAATGGTAGTTCGGATTTCGGCATATTACTAGTGCTACTCATAATAATCACATGTATTAATCATATATGTGATTTTACCTTTAGATTTATTTTACTATTAAATAATAATTATTATAATTATTATATATATTCATTTGCGTTTTTTATATAATCGATGTATTACGACGTTGCGACGCATTACACACTACACGTATACATACATATTAAACAAAAATAATGCAACGGCAAACACTACATAGTAGGGTTCGTTATCACTTAAATATGTAAATGCATTCATTATCATTCCTAAGCTAAATAACAACATGATTAGGGATTTTTTCCTTTTAAATATTTCAAATACCAACTTGGATTGTGTATTTGCATTTATTTGCACAAACGGAACCCATAAAAACATAATAATAGATTGAAGAATAAATCCAAAAAAGTTCAAAAGGGGTGGTATCCACGATAAAAAACAAAGTCCAAACGTCCACGCAAGACCAAACATTGCGAATCCGGAATTATACATTTGAAACACATATGTTAAAAAAAATCCTATAAACCCTGAAAACAATCCAAAAGTAAATATAAAGATAATTCCTATAAACATTATAATATTTTCTATAATGTTGTTACCATCATTCTGATCTTGCAGAACAACCGAGTTCAGTTTTTTACATACCGTTTTAATAATTGCTCTAAATGCGGCATATGTATTTTTAGAAGACATGGCAAGCCAAAATGAAAAAGGGGTGTATCCAAACAATGAACTCGACCTTACTTCTTTTTTTATCTCACTACATGTTTTAGAGCATGTATTTCCCTCGTCATCTCCGGGTTCGCAATAAAAATTATAAGGAAAGCCGAAAGAAAATAGGGCGTCGTCATCAATTTCAACATGTTGCGCGCCTTGACCTCCTAAACTCGGATCAGACGGAGTGCAATATGGATACGCATTCACATCTGATGGCATAAATGCATTTAAAAATCTCTTTGAATTAGCCATGTAAACTAATGTCAAAAATGATGAACCCAAATATATTATGATGCAAATCTGAATAAACAAAAAGAATAAACTCTTAAAAAAATCAGCATATGGCGCAATCGACGTGTTGGAATTGTCGGAAGTAGAAGTAGATCCGTTTGTCGAATCATTAGAAGCATCTGCATCAGGCGTTGTTGGCGTTGTTGGCGTTGTTGGCGCTGTTGTTGGCGTTGTTGGATTTCCAGAAGCGTCTGTTACCGGTGTAGGGTTTCCGGATGCATCCGTTGATGACGAAAACAATGAAAATGATTCTAAATTCGGTGAAAATAACGATTCAATAGTTGTTGTTCCTCCTAATAATGACGAAAGCATTTCTTTTTATAAAAGTGTATCGTTCAAATACTTATTATATTATAATTATAATTAAAATATATTTTCTTTTTATATTTCGAATCAAATGAATGAATTTTCTCTCCAATCTCTCTAAAACTTTCTCCTAAAATCAAAAAAGAATAATGCAATGTTGGGATGTCTCAACATCTATATTTATAATAGTTATGAATTCAAAATGTAGAGAGATTAGAGAGAAAATGATGAAATAAAGAAAAAGAAAAAAACAAAAGAATAATAAAAATATGATTTGATTTTATATTTTCATATACATTATTTCATTTAGGTTTTATCATGAAAATTTTGTGATGTCTTTATATATGGATTTTGATACATTCATTTCAAGCAGGTGATTACAAAGCGGCGCATGGCCGAGTGGTAATCTATGATTCAGAACAAAATTGCAATCTGTAATCAAAGAGACCCGTGTTCGAATCCTGCGACGACCGATGTAAATTTTCAGTTCAAATAAACCAGATATCACAAGATCAAAATTGTTAGGGTTTATAAATTCTTCATCAGCTTTACAGAAGCTGGTCGTCATTAAAAGCGACGTTAAACACGAGTAACTGTAATCCGGTATAGCATAGCGGCAGTGCGCATGGAAATCCTCCGTGAGGCACCTGATCGACACGGGTTGCAGGAACACCAATCCCTCGTAGCGCAGCGGAAGCGCGCCGTAAAACGCCGTCCTCTATCACCAAGACATGCAAATGTCCGAATTTGAAGATGGTTATCGCCTTATGAGCCGGAGGACACAGGATCGAAACCTGTCGGGGGAATTTAATCATCACATCGCACCGGTGCATCAAGGCACTAGAGCAACATTTAAACCGGCATGGCGCAGCGGCTAGCGCGCGGGGCTCATAACTCCGAGGTCACTCGATCGAAACGGGTTGCCGGTATATAATCCTTAGTAGCTTTACAGAAACTACTCGTTGCAACACTGCGACACCAAACCACCCTCACGGCGAGCAGCTTATCGTCGAATAATCCAAAGACAGTCACATGTCCGAAAATTCGATGGTTATCTCTTTCTCATTAAAAGGCAAGCGTTGGATCGATACCAACGGGTGGTACTAACCGGCATGGCGCAGAGGAAGCGCGCGGGGCTCATAACTCCGAGGACGTATGATCGAAACATACTGCCGGTATTTTTTATATAAAATTATTATTTAATAACAAGCAAATTTCATCGTGTGAATCATGAACGGATTTACATAATAATAATATAATAATAATATAATAATAATATATATTCAAATATACTTAAAGATGTCTCGCTAATAATGTTATAAGCAAGCAATCGTATAAGATGGCAACAGCAGCAGCATGTGGTAAAAAATTGGCGGGGTGTGTAAAGTGGTTCAACATGAAGACGGGATTTGGTTTCTTGAGTGTTGTTCAGAGTGTGTCCGGAAGTGATCTCAAAGTTGGAAGTGAGATTTTCGTTCATCACTCGAATGTCAAGGTGGCCGAGGAGCAGTATCGTTTTTTGGTGCAGGGCGAGTATGTTGAGTTTGATGTGTCCAATGTCGCCAACGGTCAGCACTCTTGTCAGGCAGTCGATGTTACTGGAATGTTTGGAGGCAAGTTGATGTGTGAGACACGCAATGAGGCGCGCCAACAACATGGTGGTGATCGCGAGGAAGGAGGCGGTGACGATTCGTATGTTCCTGTTTTGAGACGCAGTTCTTCTACTTCGGATGTTCAATCCCGCTCTTCATTTTCCAGGTCGGGCGATTCCAGTCGTGGTGGCGGAGGTGGTGGTCAGCGCGGTGGTAGGAGATAATTAATCGAATGACTACATGAATAAAAAGATAAAAAACAAAAAAAAAGATAAAAAACAAAAAATAAAAAAAATAATTCAATGGCGCGTGAATTATTTTTTATAATATATAAATCTTCAAGGGTGTAAATAAATAATATCAAAATTACTTTATTCGTTTATTTGCAAGAATGTATGCTTTCTTCTTATGATGACACCCATCTTTTAAAATATGAAAATCGACGATTGCGGCATTTCCGCCGGTGACAGAACTTGCTAAACGCGCTAGCCCCCAAGAGCGCGCAGTTTGGTTGGGTCTTGAACCTGATGAATAATAAGCGCCTTCGCCTTTTTTTACAATTTGGTTGAGCGCGTTTAAAGAACATCCGGTTTTTCGCGCAAGTTCTTGACTTGGAACAACCGTTTTTACGCCGTATATTCGTTCTGCATTTTGAATATGAGACGACTTTTTATTTTTAAATGATGCCACCTTTTTCCGAGTAAAATATTTTTTATTTTTATACATTCGTCTCGATTTTTTCAACATTTTTAATTGAAATTGTTTGTCTTTGCTTGTCAAATTCCCGGGAACATACCGGTTCGGTATTTTACGCAACCTATTCTTTCTTCTGCTATACTCTTTAATTTTCATTTATAGTTATTTCCAATATTTATTTTAAATGGTATCTCTCTATAATTTTATAAATATTATTTTTTATAAATAAAAATAAAATTATTTTACTTTTACCTTCTTGTTAACTTTCTAGCTTTCCTGGATGATTTCTTTTTTGTTTTTTTAGATGATTTCCTTTTTGATTTCTTAGAAGATTTTCTGTATTTTCTTCTCCCACCTTCGTCTGTCATGCTTCGAGGTGATAATGATTGTGGGGAGGCGGCGTCGTCGTTAAAAAATTCACCGAACGCCGAAAATCTCGAACTCGGCGCCGGAAGCTCATAAACCGATTGTCCAAAAGCTGGGGATACTGTAAAATATCCTGAAGATCCTGAAAATCCTTGTTGTGATTCTGATGATCGTGGTGGTGAAAATTCTGGTGATCCAGCAATATCATGATCCATATCGACGACGACGCCATCATCTTCTTCTTCGACGACGTCATCATCTGCAACGCCAGAAACCACAAGAGGATAATGCGCAAGAGGATCCTCACCACGATTCCAATAACTTTGATAAGTATTAAACTTATTTTTCACATTATTTTCTGGACGGTTAGTACCAAGTATTTGAACTAGAGCGCCCCATGATGGTACTAAATCTTTCGGTAAAGAATACCTACCACTAGGTAAACGTAGGTTTCTACTACGCGATTCGTCAAAATAGCGGTAGAGTGTTCGTTCTTCCTCTCGGGTAAATGGAGTATAATTTAAATTGGGATTTAAATTATTTACCCATTTTTCTCGTATTTGTGGTCCAGTTTTTATTTTGCCGAGAGAATTCGAAATTGCTGACCAACTAATACCTTTACCAATGTGTTCAGGTTCATTAACATATTTAATAATTGCGTCTTTTATGCGTTGATCTTCTTCGGACATAACTTTACCTCGTCGTGTAAATTGTCCTCGTATTTTTGGAACGGGCTCTGCAGCACGAGCACGAGCAGCGTTATAAGCTGCTTCCGCCGCCATAGAAGCAGCATGACTAGAAACAGGAGGAGCAGCATGACTAGAAACAGGAGGAGCAGCAGAAGGCACTCTCAGAAAACCACCTACATCTTGATCTCTGAAGTTTTCTTCATATGCTGCATCATCACCAGACATTGACGACATTTTATTTATATATTTTTTATACTATATTATTATATAATATTATATATTATTATATAATATACATTATAAAAAATAAATGCTAAACATTGATTAAATTATTTTTATTAATAAAAATGTTTGAAATATAATAAAATAAAATTTACTTTCTGGAAGATTTTCTAGCTTTTCTGGAAGATTTTCTAGACGATTTCTTATGAGCTTTTCTGGAAGATTTTCTAGCTTTTCTGGAAGATTTTCTAAATTTTTTGTACGCTTTCCCTCCACCGAATCCAGAGGGGCCGACAGAAGAAGAAAAAGGGCCAACCTCACTAAAACCAGTATTAGCGCTAACGGGCGATTGATCAAAAAAATTTGCTTCTACTCCTTCTACTCTAAAAGGAGAATGAGGGGGGGGTGCATAATCAGAACGCGGAACTGATTCGGCGGCGGGTATGTCTTCTTGTTGTACAAACGCTTCATATTCTTGATATCTTTCAGGGGAAAAAGCGTAGGGGTGTCCTTTACCCATGGCATCTATATTAAGAGCATTCTCGAGCCGCTGGACCGATTCTGAGGGATTTGGAAGAATACCATTCGTCATCATCTGCTGCTTCTCTAAAATATCCTGTTGTATACAAAATTCTTTGAATCCAGATGTTCTTCTAGTATTTGCAACCCATTGTGCTGTTCGTCCAGGTACCATTTTACCGTATCCTGACGTCTGGTGCATTGTGGCTCTCAACGCCATATATTCGTCATCGGTGGGATCTCCACGTTTCATAACACTTTCAGGGCAAAGTGTACTATACCATAAATCCTCGATTCTCCTTCCAAGTACTAGGTTATTATTACTATCAAACATATTCAACGCCCTAGAAATATGTGCCCATACTGGCGTCGTACCATGGTCTATATACACTTGAATTGCGCTCCTAATTTTCTCTAACTGTTCCTTATTCAAACGTCCTCGTGTTTTTCTTCTTGGTGGTTCTGCTGCTGCTTCGCCCATTTTATTATTTTATTTTTTTTTATATATTATAAATATATATAATTAATATATATAACAATGCTAAATGCGAAATAATAAAATAAAAATATTTGAAAATATATAAGTTATTCTGCATTTATTAAAATATTTAACCTGGCTTTACAATTCTTCATGATTAAAAAAAATACTCCTAAATCTCTCCATTTCTTTATCTGTAAAAAGAGTTGTTAAAAAATCTTCCGGTGTTCGCGTTTCTTTCAGTAAATTAATAATCATGAAGAGCGAGTACATTCCGCATTCCGTATTGCGTTTCTGATGTTCTTTAGTATTCACAACGTATTTGAAATGTAGACCCAGCGCCTTACCTTGTTTTATAATTTTTTTCACAAATTTTGTAATTTCTTTTGGAGCTGCATCGCCGGTGCTGTCGAAGAAAAAGATGAACTGTTTTTTCGTGTCAATAAATAGAGAGATCCAGTGCGATCCTGTTAAATAATGAGGATCCGTATTAAACACAATGCCGATTTTATGTTTTTGATCGGCCGGATTCAAATAGTTTTTCAGTTCAAAGTTGCACAACTCTTCGAAAACGCACGAGTTCTCTCCTTTTGGCGTTTTATCGAAATCAATTGGAGAGGGACCCAAAAATTCGAATGACGGAAATTTATCTTCATATTGTTTCATGACTTTTGTAATATCGACGCTGGACAACCACTCGTTTGGATTTTTTTTCCACGTTTTCGGACTTTCGGGCGCAAAATAGTTGAATAAATTCTTCACTTCTTTTGATGCGGATGCGAGTTGGCGCAACCAGCACGATTCTTTATTGCACACATTCCCGAACCCCGATTTTAACGAGTGCCATATTTCTTCGACGTCGTTACTTTGTATTGCGGCGTCGGGATGTCGCGCATTCCAAGTGTCTCTAAGATGCGTTAAAGCGCCGGTCGTATAACATGTGAAACTTTTTTCCTGAGTTGGTCCGCATGATAATTTCTTAAATTCGCCGTCTATATTTGTTCCATTGTTTGCATTGTTTGCATTGTTTGCATTGTTTGACTTTTTTATTTTGGTTCCTCCAATTTTATTTTGTCCAATTTCATTTTGTCCAATTTCATTTTGTCCGATTTTATTTTGTCCGATTTTATTTTGAGACATCTTTTATAAACAACCTAAATAGTTATTATATATTATCGATATAATTTGTTACATCAAAAGAAACCTTTTTCTTTTTTTTCTTTTTTTTATTATTTTTTATTTTTTCATTTATTTTTTCATTTGAATCTTTTATATTTTTCTCTCCATTCTCTCCATATTCAATGTTGGTAACTTTTTTTAAATTGTCATCGTCAACAATTACATTTACTACATTTACATTGTGAGTATCCGATTCCATTCGTATTTTTTCTACTGACTGGGACCTTGATGGCGGTTTTGGTTTTAATCCCTTGTGTTTAAATGCGGGGTCTCTCGGATTAAATGTAAACTGTTGTGGATATACAACTGGTTCACTTTTTTTCACATTTTTTCGAATGACGTAATTATCGAGCGTAATTTTTTTCACTTCTTTTGGTTTAAAACATAGCTCGTTTGCTTTATTTAATTCAAAAAGTTCGTTTTCATTTTTATTTTTGCATATGCATTTTTGATTTTTTACGTTTTCATTCGGTTGATTACCGTCGGTTATTCCTAGACACACGTAGCATTTTTGTATGGTTTCGCTTTGGTCTGAAAATTTTAAATAAGAGATGCACGCGCGCATGTACATGTTGAATGCGCCTACCATTGTCACGTCTGAATTTTGATTTTGATCCGTTTCATTCTGGTTTTTAAATAATTCTTTGGTTAATGAGATAATTCTTTTCCTATAAAATCTTATATCTCTCTTAAACACCGAGTCGTAATCCATGTTATTCTTTTTAAGATACTTTTCGTATTGTGACGTATTCACCATGTATGCTAATGTGACGTCATCAACCGTGTTTAAACCACTTGGGCCGCTTTTACTTAAACACGGCTCAACGTCATTGCTTGTCATTTATATAAGCGAATAATGTATAGTTATACTTTTTACGTAAATTATATACTATTTGGATTTGGATTTATTTATATTTTATTTAGAAACGCGTTTTTTGCTGCATCGATTTGTTTTACCCCAGACACACCTTCATCATCGTCGCTGGGTATTTTTTGACCTTCAAACGGGGAATAAAAGGGCAAATTGCATAGAGGACAAAAAACGTCAAAAACGCCGCCATCTTTTTATTTACAACTCATTATATAATATAATTAAAATTATTTTATATAATAATTGAATATTTTATTTTACACAATTCATAAAATAACTGCTAAATAAATAAAATAAAATTTAATTACTGTCGCGATATTATAAATTTTTAATATCATGACGAGTTGAATTATTGAAAAACTTGTTTGCAATATTGTGTTCGTTTGGATTATGTGGACAAAATGGTTGACGACGAAACAGGTCGGGATGCGGTTGTTCCACATAGTTTTCTGGAACTCGAACATTGAACAAGTCGCTCTTAGAGGATGGAACATAATACGCTTGTTCGCAGTTTTGGAGCGCAAACACTTGGTTCCGTA